CTTAGCATACGCAATGGAATCTGTAGACATTCAAACGGTAGAGACTGACAAGATGAAGTTTACCGTGACCCAGCAGGGGATAAACGTCGAACAGGAGACAGTGCATTGAAACACGCTCCTACCAGAACGCAGAAAGAACTGCTCGACTTTATCATTCAGTTTTATAAAGTTTATGACTATCGCCCCTCGCTTAGAGATATGAGCGAAGGGAAGATTAATAACAGGCTGGTGATTAAGAGCAGAACGCGCCAAGCGACTTGGCGCGTTGTTCAACGGCTGATTGAAAAGCAATGGCTAGAGCAGCGCTTCTTTAAGAATGTGGCCTATTGGGTTCCAGCAGATTGACTGTCTGGACAGTAATGATGCTGCTCTACACGCATCAGGGGGAAGAGATCGAAAGCAAAATTCTCTTTCCTTCGTTTGCAAAATGCTCTGAAGCCATTGATGTGATGAAAGCACCGCTGGATAAATGGTACGATGATGTCGCTGTCATTTGCTATAGGACGACAGAAATATCAGGCACAGTTATGAGGCCAAGAGCTAGGCCCAAAAAATAAATAAATTATTTTACTTGCCCCTATTGTAATTAGGCCCAATGGCCCTATATATAATATATACAACGGGCAATGAAGCCCACTAACTCAGGAGAGACAAAATGAAAATCACTCTAGCAATAGAATTAGAAGTTTTCACACGCGATTGGATTTATGAAGTTGATGGTTGCGACGAAGATGGTCAGCCCAATCAGGTTCGTGTGTGGCACGTTTATGCTGAAGCGCGCAGCGGTCATCGTTGGATTTTAAATACTTTTACTGCAAAAAATGATGAGGATCGTGCTTGGCGCTTTGTTGCGCGTGTAAATGATAAAATTCGCAGAGAAGGTTGTGAAGCCTTACTTCCAGAGCATTGGATTTCAGAAGACCCACGTTATGGGTCTGAGGCTTATCGCAAATTTGAAGCGGAAGAAATAGCGCCAATTGCACAAGCCCTGTCATCAGGTCGTGTGCATGAGCAAGATGTTCCGGGCGCAGTAGCAGCTTATTTTTAATCTAACAGGGGGCCAAGCGCCCCCATTACTCAAATAAAGGAAACAGATAATGATAACTGAAAAGCAAAAAGAACGTCTAAAACTTCAAGCCATGTACCAGCTTAACGAAGAAAAAAGGTTGGGTCTTTTGACGCGAAAAGAATTTTGGACTCGTGCAAAAGAAGCAGTTAAAGCTATTGAAGGAGACAGATAATGATAGAAAAAAAAGAATGCGTAAGATGCCGCGCTACAGAAGGACAACATCGACCGAATGGGTGGCGTCTGTGCGGTGATTGCTATGAAGAACACAAGCAAGAAGAAGAAGAAGAAGACAACAATGGCTAAAGTAAATGTAACTGCAACCATCAACATCCAGCGCACAAAGACCATTGAGGTTGATGTGCGCGTCATTGATGTAAAAGAGTGGCTCCGCGACAATTATGGAACACCCAGTGAGCATGGCATGAGTTGGGATGACCCAGATGTTCTAGCGGAGTTTTTACCTGACGTGCATGAAGATTTAGATTTTGATGAAGAAGAAGGAGTTATTGAAGAAACTGAATATGACCAATGGGAAATTGATCATGCTGGATTAGCACAATGACACCACAGCAATTCAAAGAGGCCCGGCAAACGCTGGGCCTTACGCAATCGCAGCTAGGACATATCCTCAACTCCAATCCAAGAACAGTGCGGAAGTGGGAAAAGGATGATGATACTAGGCCAGTAAATCCGATAGCTCAGAGGGTCATTGAGTGGATGCTCAATGGGTATAGACCACCTGAGTGGCCAAAAGCTAGGCCATAAGCTCAAAGTGCGGAGCATCAATGAACGGCCTACGCCCTTGTGATCGGCGTAGGTCTACATACTCGTTCATAGCTTCTTCAGCAGTTCCTTGATAAGCACCAAAATCATCAATGTGCCAAGCTGCGCCCCACCTAATTTGAACGCCGACTTCCTTAGCAGCAGCTTTCATTGCATCTGCTATTTCGTCGTACAAGTTAAGCTCCCATCTTCCACCATCAATATAGGCCATGAGATCCACGGCATACCCGGCGAGATGCTTAGACTTCATCGTCTGACTTGCGCCTTTGGCTACTAGAGCCTCTTGTTCTTTCTTAGTGCGCAAGCCACAGATCACGCTGAAGTCTTGTTCAGAACGTCCTATAGCAGAGCGCACGACAGTCTGCATACCAGCATCAACGCCTTCTAATTTTTCGTTACTACGGTTTCCAAGTTTGTAGCTCATTTCTTCCCAAATCCTTTTACTGTTCGTATGCCAAACGAGGCGGCAATGGACGCATACATGCCCCACTGTACCCAGAGGGGGGTTGTCTCAAGATTGGCAAATCCTTGTGCCATTGTGTCTTGGAGAGAAGGAATAAAATTTGCAGCAAGAATAAGAACGAAGACAATTGTCCAAAGCTCATCTTTCCAACTATCTCTTGAAGCATCAATTGCTGACTGTTCCCAATCCATTTCCCCGGTAGCTTGCTTGAGTTTGATTTCTGCATTTGCTTTTTGGATGGCTGTTTTGCCGTCCAAGTAACTGGTTGCCAATCCACCGATTGCACCAATGATCTGACCTATCATCTCTTACTTCCAGATTTTGACTTCGTTCGCGTTGACGATCTCTGGGAGACAGTGCGCGTGGATTTGGCTTTGTTTTTGGAACCCTTTGGTCTGCCACGTCGAACCTGTGTTTTCGATCCACTGGGCGTATTCGGCACAGGTGACGATACTGTTGAAATAGATTTCTTGTTTCGGATTATGGGTAACCCCATCAACAACGACCACCAATAGGAAAGCGAGAACCACTTCATCATTTGCCCCCTCTGTCAGTAGCTGACTCCTTGCCGACCCAGATAGCAAAGCTGGCTGAAAGCATTGCGGTTACAATGCTAACAAATGTTGTTTGCTGGGTTGTCGCAGTGATGCCCAGATCCATATACCAAAGGCAGCATTTCCAAGTGAGGATGATCTGACACAAGAACGCCAGCCTTGGGAGTATCTTTAATTCATCGATGAACTTAGATGTCATTTGTACCATCATAGATCCTTACTTTGCGTAAACAGCCAGCCAGATAAAACCAAACATGCCGCCGACTAATACGACGAACAAAGCTATCCCGGCTGTCCACTCTTTGATGTTCTGTATCATTTCGATCCTAGCGTATTCGTTCTCACGCTTTTGAACCCTGATCTCAGCCTCTATGCGCAGAAGCTCCTCGTAGTGGGATGGCCCATAAACAGCACAGATATAATTTTTAAGCTCCAATTTCATGGCATCGCGCTGTTTTTTAGCAGCGAAAATTTCCATTGCCTGTTGCTCAACACCACCGCCAAGGATCTGAAATACGCTTGGTTTGGCGTTCTGCTTCTCAGCAAAGTCTAGATCACTCATACAGCCAGCCCAGCGAGACAAATCTGCGCTCATTGACTCCAAGTCTTTTCCTATCGTGATTCCTTTTTTGAGAGCGTTAAATGCGAAAGTGGCTCCTTGGATACATGCAGCAACCTCAAGCATATTAGCCAGACATAACGAGCTTTAGAAGCAGCCCGATAATTGCAAGTCCAACACTGAGGAACGTCATTTCAATCCGCTTTACCCGGTTAAACAGATCTCTAAACTGCACATCAATAAGTGTACGAATTGCCACGACTTCTTTCTCCAGCCCATCGATCCGATCATGGGCTGACTGCACAGTTTTCTTATTCATTCGGTATTCTCTTAGCTAGGGATCGTCGGATAGGTCACGCTATGCGGAAACCCACCTTGCTCTGGGATCTGCCTGAGATCACCTCTATAATCAAACCATGCTTGAGGAACAGTCTGGCCTAATTCTTTAGCTCTAATTACTACCCAATCACATGCAGCTAAAAGCCTGTCTCTTTCGGCCCTTACAGACGTTGCAGCCGTTGCATCATATGCTGCTGTTTCGTCGGCGCTTTTTGAACTGACAGTCCAGCCTGTTGTCCAAGCCCCGTCAACTAAAGTTGGCGCTGCGTTTTGGCTGCAAGAGTGTGTTCGCTCTGCGTAGCTCGGCTGGGGGGCGTATGTAACAGCTTCAACTCCATACTCGCTCAAAATAGACGCTGGTATATCCCTCGGAAAAGAAATGTTTGGATTATCGCGGCGTAATTGTCCAATCGTGTATGGGTATTGACTGACTGATCCGCTTGTAATTTTGACGTACATTTTAAGCCCTCGTTATGAAAATAGACAATCGATATTATAGCCACCAACGGATGTTCCGCTGTTGATGTTGTACAGCCACCCACCGTTTGATGCCGACCCCACCCAAGCAGAATTTGATGAAGTGCCAGTCACGGCGTAGGTGTCATTATCAGCAAACCAACTCACGTCAGCGCGAGCCTGCGCCCATCCACTTTTTAACGTTTGACCAGTGATTGTGTCCGCTGCTACATCATAAACGTAGACACGATCTGCTGTATTACGGCATATTAAAACTTTTGAGCCATCTGGCGATATTGCGCTTCCGTAAACGGAGTACGAAAAACCAGCATTTTTAGTTGACGATATGGACGCAGATGAGCCAGTTATGTCGACGATGGAGATAATTCCGACCTTACTGACAGTGCATGCTTTCGTTCCATCGCTCGTTAGCGTGACGCGCCCATCGGCAGGCTTTCCCTCATCCGTACCAGAAAATGTAACAGTGCCTTGATGGACAAGAGTGTTTGCGGTAAAAAGAAACTTGCTCCATTTTCTTGTCTCTTCGACCGTCCAGAGGTAATTTCCTTGTGAAAAATAAACAGTTGTTGCAGCCGCCGCTGCAAACTGGCTGGGCTGACTGCCATACTCTGTGGATGGGCTTGTAAAGCTGAATATTCCCTTGTCTGTTCCATTTCCGCTATGAACTGCGACACGCGCACCATCACTGGATGGAGTAACTCGATTCACACTATCGTTGCCTGTGCCCGGCAGGCTGACATTAAAATTACTGTATTGTGTCCACGTCGAATTTGACGTGCCTCGATCAGCAACAGCACCTTTTTTTGCAGGGGAGCGGCCCCAGCTTCCGAATCCAATATATCGCTGATTTGTACCAGAAATTGATACCCTTTCCATGCCGCCAGCCGTGGAAACAAGTGTTGGACTACTAATATAAGATGAAGTAACATCGTTGTTATCCTCGCCAGCGTAAAGTTTTACGCCAGAGCCGCCGTAGATCATTATGAAAGCTGGATAATCAATTGATGAAGCCGCGCCAGCCGCAGCCATTAACATCTTCTTACTTACATTGCTCATGCCTTATGCCCCTGCGTCTACAGCTTGTGCGCCTTCGTATCGCGTACCGCCATCAACCGTCACAAAGACATATGTGTTATATTCTCCGCTTGCGGGTGCGTCAGGTGCAGTACCGCCAGCCCACTTAACTGACGAAGGCCAAATTAAGTTATGTGCGCCACCAGCCAAAACTCTAAGAGTAAATGCAAATGCATCGTTTGTTGTCAGCTGGATATTACTGTAGTCAAAAACAAAAGTAGTCGCTTGCCCTGTCGTAAGCGTAAAGACATTGGCCGTTGACAAATCTAGCGTCACAGAAGATGCAGCCGACAAAGCAACTACCGTTTCCAGATAAGCCTTGGCTTGAATTTCTTCGCTAATCTTTATGTTACCGTTGGCGTCAGCCGTGACAGTCTTGGACGCAGCGGATGTTCCAAGAGTTGTAATGTCGTTATAGTTAAGTTCAGCCGCCGTTGCAGATATGGACGCGCCAGCAATTTGCAATGTGGTTGCATTTACCTGACCACCGCTTCCATAAATAACTGCTTTGCTGTTTACAATCGTGCCAGCACTAGAACCATCAATTAGATTAATCTCACCAGCATTAGCAGTAAGGTCACTAATCTGAGATACGTTTAAACTGGTAGCCACTGGCGCAACGTCTTGCCAAGCCGACCCGTTATAAACCCTGACTTTATCTGAGGTTGTATTGTATGCCAAATCACCTTCATCAAGGGAGCTAGAAGGGTCACCCTCTCCAACTCTATATCGATCCGCAAAGCTGTTTACGCCAGCAATATTAGACGCAACTGTATTAACATTTGAAATCGATCCAGACACGGTAGACATAGCTGTTACATTGCTAGATGTTCCTAGTACATTCATTGCAGTGACGTTGGCTGATGTTCCGAGAACATTCATGTCTGTGACAACATCAGAAGTACCTAGAGTGTTCAAATCTGCTACTACATCTGTTGTTGCTAAGATAGCCAAGTCAGCGACAATTGCATCAGTTGCTAATATTGCCATGTCTGCAATCACTGCATCTGTTGCTAGTAGTGCCATGTCAGTAATAACCGCTGACGCAGCTAGAGCATTAATGTTTGTTTGGGCAGACGAGCTAGGAGTTAAAGCTACCCAAGCAAGTCCGTTGTAAACTTTCATCAAATTCGTTGACGAATTAAAAAACAAATCTCCAGTGTTCAAGCCGCTGGATGGATCAGACAATCCTGTTGAATACTGCCCTGTAAAACTAGCCAGTGCAGTTTCTGCTGAGTTCTTTGCAGTTACACTAGCATCCTTGGCAACAACGCTTGCATCCTTAGCTACAACGCTTGCGTCCTTGGCAACAACGCTTGCATCTCTTGCTGTCTCAGAAGCTGCTTGAGCCGTTTCTGCTGCTGATTCAGAAGCTGCCGCCGCAGTTGCGCTCGTTGCAGCCGAGGCAGCGTCTACGATTAAAGTGTACTTTGCAGAGTTTGCATTCGTCGTAAGAGGCTGAGATCCCGACGATGTATGCGCGGCATTGACCAAAAAGATATTGTTTGTGCTGGTGTCCTTAATTAAATCACGCACTTGGTAAGCGGTAGATCCGGCAAAGTTACCAGTAAAAGTTCCGAGCTCTTGTGTGATTGACAGGTTCCCAGAAGCGTCAAAGCTAAAGACCTTATTTGCGCGGTTAGTTGCCGACACAGTAAACTCTGCGCCTGATATTGTATTCG